ATATAATTTTCTCTTTAGTTTTAGTACTGTTGATTCTGGTAGACCTCCTGGGTCTTTATCTTTAAAGCATATGTTACGAGAAGTCATTCCTACTCTTTCACACATCTCTTTTACTATTAAGGCTGCGTCTTGTCCAGCGGTGTCTCCATCAAAGAATATATCTACTGACTCAACACCTTGGATAGATAACATACGTAGCTTATCTTCGTTGATATTCTTAGTTCCAAAGCAACAAACCGCGTTGTCTAGTCCTTTATCATGTAGATTTATCATATCGAATATACCTTCTACTAGTATTATAGAACCGTGTATAGGCTCAGCTACAGGGTATAAAGGCATCTTCGCACCCGCTGGCGAGATCATATACTTAGGCGTACCGCCTGTGGTATGACGACCGTTAAAAGCCGTTATTCTACCAGATATGTTTCGTACTGGAAAAACAACTCTTCCAATATAATCGGGGTCGTGATGTTGGAACGCTTCAAACTTCTTATACGTCTCTGGCTTAATGTTTCTCCAGTCTCCCGTATAAGGCACACTACCTTGGGGAAACGCCAAACCAATACTTTCTGACCGCTTCTCTTGAATTATTTTTTTAAGAAGCTCTCTTCGTACTTGTAAATAGTTTGGCGTTTCCCCAAAGTGGGTGAATATATTTCCTTTGTGACCACAAGAGAAGCACTGAAATATACCCGTAATACGATCTATTCGCATACTAGGGTTACGGTCAGCGTGTTCTGGGTTCAAGCAGGATACAAGGCAATCTCCGCCTTTAGGTATGAAGTATACTTGCTTTGAACCTAGTAGTTCCTCTACTGTCATGGTGATTCCTTGATTTCTAAGAAGATATTATACTAGAGAATAAGGGCGTTGTCAAGAACTATTTTATAAATCGTTAATGTCTTCACCAGTCTTGTGCGAAGAGTCTTCCTTTTCTTTGGGAGTTAATGCCGATTCAGGGCCGATTTTTAGGGTGTCCCAGTCTACTACTGAGGTAAAGGAGTTCATAGAAGCTGAACGCATCTTAACACAAGTAAATGTCATACATGCATCTTCATGATCCCACGTCTCTAGGGTGTACGCAGCATCCGCCGCGTCAAGAATACCTTTAGCGAATCTAGCCTCGCCTGTAGCATCAGTTTGGTAGGGGGAAATTACTGTACAGTCGTACTCTTGGGCCATTGATTTCAAGGCTTTACTTACTTCGATCTGCTCTGTCCAGTCGTATTGTTTGCCTGGAACAGAAGACCGCTTGACTTGGTTAATATAGTCCACAATGATAACTCCAACATTCAGAGACTTGACCTTTTTATCAAGCTCCGCACGAATCTTAGAGAGTGTGAGAGAAGGGTCATACACCACATCCAACTGGGTAGTCGGGAGGAGCTCCCCAGTCTTTAGTTTAGTATGAAACTTATCAAAATCACGGTGTTCTTTATATTCAGCCAAACGGTCTTGTCCAGCAACAAAACGAGCAGCCCACCACTCGGCAACCTTTGACCACTCAGTTACACTAAGATTCTTAGTGCGGAGTCGTGCGAAAGGAATTTCCGTAGCAATGGAACAACATCGTTGTAGTATAGAGCGACTATCCATCTCAATAGTGAAATAGATAGCCGACTTACCCAAAGCATGTACATTATTTGCGATATTAGCACATATAACGGACTTACCCGAACCTCGCTTACCACCAATCATTACCAAATCTCTAGGAGAGAATTGAATTTCCTGGTCGTACTCTTCATTAAGGCCAAGGGGTACGTACTTAGCTAAATCTTCTTCTGGTTCAAACAGGTCAATACGTTGCATACTTTCCTGTGGGTCTTCAAGATCAACCTTATCTTCAATGTCCATGACAATCTGATGTAGGTGGTCTACTGACTCTTGGGCGTTCTCGAACGCTACAGAGTTTTCAACATAATCTTCTAGTGAGTCCAGAATTTCTTTTTGCGTATATTCGTTTTTAAGATACTGAAGAAGCATGTCAGGGTCTGCATCGACCTCAACAGCTTCAATCGCGTAAAGTTTCTCACGAGTAGCAGAATCACGAATTTCGTACTGCAAATCCTCTATAGAGGGCATCTTATGAAACGTTTCACAGTGCTTATCAATAATCTTATACAGACTATGATACTCTGTTGGCAAATAATGCTTGTGCGTAACACTCCAAGTCTGAAAGTCTTGTAGTGTGAGCACCTGCTTTATCAGTGCACTAGCGATGTTCAATGAGATTCTCCCGAAATCATATAGAGGTAGAGCAGACCCCGTAGAGCCTGCTCAGTTAGTAACTACCGAAATAGTTGTGAAAGATTAAGCGGACGCTTTCTCTTTCTTAGACGCGCCATCATAGTCAGCGGCAGAAATGCCTCGACGAGTTAGCATAGTCTTAACACCACGTGCAGTCTTGCCGATTGACTCAGCAATAGCTTCTACACTCAAGCTACCAATATCAGTGAGAGCAGCAAAAGGGTCTACTTTAGAAGCACCTTTAGTAGTCTCCTGACGAGGGATAGCATCAATGTCACCCGAACGCAAGAGGCTAAGAGCCTTACCGCGTACAGAGTTTATAGTGCGTTCCAGCTTGGCAGCGATTGCTTCAACAAAAGCACCTTCTTGAACCATAGACACAAAAGTTACTTCTTCAGCAGGAGAGTACGTGCGTACAGCTTCTACTTTAGGAGCAGGCTTGACATGGCTAGTAAGTTCCATAGAAAGAATCTTTCCTTGGATTGACTTAGGAGAGAATACGCCGTCTTCGAAAAGACCTGCAATCTCTGCATAAGTATATTCGCCGCTATTGTCTTGAACAAAAGCGTCGAGAGTTGCTTCTTGTGCGTCTGAGAAAGCACGTACAGCACTGGCAGAGGCCAGTTCAACATCGAAGCCCATCTTTCGCAGCTTGCTAGAGATAGAACGAGTTGAGGTTTCAAGGTCAGCAGCAGCTTCTGCTACAGTGCCTTGAGATACGGGACTTTCGTCTCCGACAAAATTGGTTAATTGAGCAGTACGCTCATCAGTCCACTTAGGTAATGCCATTTTATATTTCTCCAATAAAATTATAAAGGTTAGTTATGATTTGAATGCCAGAGGCTCTGGCTTTTTTAGTTTTAGCGGACTCTACTCCGCTTTCGTTTATCAAGATTGTGACATCTTTAGTTAGGCTCGTTTTGACACTATAACCAAGCTCTTTTAGAACTTTCTGAGCTTCGGCCTTGTTAGGATAAGAGGTAAGTTTACCACTAATACAAACAACTCCGTGTGTTGCACTTGTTGCCTGGGGCTTCTCAAACTTAAAACTGAATGGAAGCATACTAACATCGTGAAAGATGTATATTAGCCAGTCACAAAGACTCTTAGCAGACTTTTCGCCCAAACCCGCCTCGCGGCACAATTCATAGTCTATTTCTTCTATATCAATGCAGACTTTGGAAAGTTTTTCCGCAGCAGTCTTGCCGATAAGAGGTATACTAAAAGCTGGAAGCAACACATTAAGTGGGGCTTTCTTTGATCTTTCTAGTTCATCTACTAACTTCGCAGCAAGACGCGAAGAGCCGATGGCCTCTGTTACTTCTTCTAAAGATAAAGAGTATAGCTCCACAAGGGAAACAATATCTAGTTTAGCAATAGTAGCAGGGCCTAGACCTTTAATCTTCAAAGTCTTGGCGAAGTGTTCGATAAGTTTAAGAACTTTAGAACCACAAACTGGGTTCCTACAAAACAAAAGATAGTTGACTTCCTCTAACACCGAACTACACGAAGGGCAGTTTGTTGGAGCTTCGATTATGGTCATTACTATTCCTCTGAATTTGAATAAGTATTATACGGCTTTTTAAGGTTATTGTCAAGAAGTATTTTTCGCAAGGTACTAATCAATCTAAACGTCTTACAACGCGAGGTATGATTTCCCCTGAACGTATAATCTCCACTTGACAACCTAGCTCAAGATTAAGGTCGCGTATATACTCAATATTGTGCAGCGTGGCTCTAGAAACAGTGGCATCTCCTACAAGGACGGGGTCTAGTATTGCTACTGGACTTACCACGCCACTCTTTCCTAGCTGCCATACTACATCAACAAGGGTTGTCTGAACACCCTGTGCTTGGCTCTTGAGAGCGAAGGCACCTCGTGGATGTTTACTAGTATGCCCCAAGTCCACATATGTACTATTACTATTTAGTCGATAAACTATACCATCCGTGGGATATTCAGTTGCATCGAATTCAGTAACTACATTCAAACCCTGCTTAGAAAGATTCCATAAAATACTATGATATGTACTCTCTGTAGAAGGATACTGGTCGTATGCTACAAACACAAGTGGACGGGTTTTGAATTCCTCCAAACCTATTATATTATTCTTTAATCCAAGTGAGCCTGAAGCATAGTTGCGCGAGTTAAGAACACTACTGGGGGCGACAACCTCTCCAGTAATCTGAACAAGACCAGTAGCTTTAATACTATTAGGTACTAACTCTTTCATCTTGTCAGTGATGTCTCTACCCTGTACACCGTCCCCGCGAGTTAAAGCTAGCTCAAGGTTTCCATCTACATATAGTATAGAGACAGCTGCGCCGTCTAACTTAGGAGAAACTACACAATCCCTTATGTCAAGAGGAGCTTTGTCTATGTCGAAGCACTTCTGTAACGAGTACATTTGATATGTGTGCTGAATTGCATCAGTAACCTCATACCCAACTGTCGTATAATTATGCTTCAGTGCTAGAAGGTCGAACTCTTCGTCCGAAAGGAGTGGAGCGCCTTCATAGTATAGTTTGCTTGCTCTGTCTAAAAATTCTCGCATAAAGTTTCTCACTAAGTTAGAAAGGATATTATACGGCTTTTTAAGCAGCCTGTCAAGAACTATTTATACAAGTCCCCAATTAAATCACTGAAATGTTCTTCTATGATTTCTTTCGATTCTGCTAAGGAGATTATCTCTATTAAACCTGAGAAGAGCTCCCTAGAGTTTGAAAAGTCTAAAGGCATTGCTATACCTTCAGGGGTAGGCTTCCATTCCTCATCGAAGTCCATATAATACTTGCGTAAGTGTATGTACTCGACACCTCGAAAAGTATTGACAGTTAGTCGTACCTGTACTTCTCGTACCTCGTCATAGTGAATAACTCTAGAGTAAGCTTCTGGAGCTTGATGTAAGTCCATTATCGTTTACTCTCATTCTTGAGTATCGAAGCTAACGGAACTACACTAGAGACATTGCTTGGTCGCAGTAAGCGATAAGAATCAGTATCCCAACAAAAGAAAAGAATCGTGTCATCAGTTTCCTTAGCACGATTCTTCTTTTTTTGAATGTAAGGTGTTGTAAAGTCTAAAGTACATACATTGTACTTCAACTTCTTAGAGTGCTCACTACGGTATGTAATGATAGCATCCCCATAATCGTGCACTATCCGTGCAAGTTCTTGCTTTTTCACTATGATTTCCTTCTGTAGTAGTTAGCAATTTTTATTGCTAGTTTACTTACTTGAAGGTGGTTTATAGTAGATGCAAAAAAGCCCTTACTATTTCTAGTAAAGGCAAAGAGTTACTAGCCTTCGTTAGATAGGAGGCCTGTAATGTATTGTGCTGCTTTGCCAGTCAACTTAGAGATAATCTCTTCGTCAGCTACCTTGCCAGCATCTGTTATAGCCGCTGTTAGGGCTTCTTGTGCTGCTACCTTGGAAACGCGAGTGGTTCCTGAGGCTGCACCTGTGGAGGCTTTTGCGGCTGGAGTCTTTTTAACATAAACTCCTGCTTTTGTAAGAATCATACGAACACCATTAGGTGACTCATCTAATTCCTCTGCAATATCCTTAACTATCTCCATGCTCGTTTCAGGGGTGGGTTCAGCTTCTTCGTACATTGTTACTGCTTGTGCTTTCTTATCGTCATCCCAAGACATACTTCTTTTCCTTTTGTTAGGGTTTTTATTGCCTGGACAGTCGCCCAGTGTGTTGAGTTGTTGAGTATAAAATCTATCGCCCATATATTCCTCGACTTCAGAAAAGATATTATACGTCAGAAACCACCATGTTGTCAAGAATTATTTTTGTAGTGCTTGTTTTAATTTACTAAAACTCTTTTGAGTTTGTCTATAGCCTCACTTACAGGCAACCAATTATTATTCCAGCTATGCACGGCCTGACGTAACATCTTAGCCTTTTCATGTACTATATCAAAGCCTGCTTTTCTAAGCCTATCATTCTCAGCCTCGTTAAAGTCTCCACGCTGATGCTCACACCCTACACAACGCGATCTAATAGATAGCTCATATACATCTTTGCCGCACTGATAACACTCTGTTTTTACATCTTCACTCATACTAACTCCGCCAATGCTGTTGCTAAATCTATGTGTGCCATGCCTACGCCTGCTCCTACAGTAGCTCTATATGCCATTACTTCTCTTGCTGCCTCTGCTACCTTACGTAGCTTGACATTCTCTTTCTCCAGCTGTACCTCTCTAATGCTGCGCCAGGGTTGATATAAAGACGAACAATCACACGCCCCATATGCGCCACAGCTACATCTAGCTACTTCAAAGTGTTCATCAGTCATCTTTTGCATCCTCCAATGCTGCCTTAAATTTTTCCGCTATATCAGTATAGTTTGCTAACATTGAGAAGCCGTCCATGCCTTGTCCTTGATTGGCAAAGGAAGATTCTGCATTGCTATAGATTTTAACCATAGACTTTCCTAGGTCACGCAACTTCTCGTCATAGCTAGTGAATGTTCTTACACCATCTAGCTCAACCCAGTCAACAGACCTGCCCATCATCTTCCGTAGCATGACGTTCTCACTAGAATGTTGATCGGCACGAAGCTCTGCCATTTTCGCAAAGTTTGTCATTTGCTCTAAGTCTTCTTCGAGTTCCATAATCCTTACTTGAGGACACTGAGGTTTTTTAGTCATCATGTTGTTTACCACACTTAGAACATTCAAAACCGTTCTCGTAGAAAAACTCTACGCCTCTAACGTACTCCCATTTGTGAAAACAGAAAATCTCTTTAATTTTTTGCATAAACCCTTTCAACTTAATTCTCCTTTATTTCTTGAAGATATTATACGCTTTTTAACTTCTCTTGTCAAGGACTTTTTCTGTTTTGCTATGAGATGCTTCCTGTTTCTCTCCACATAATGGGCAGAAGAACTGAAGGTTTAAATCTATATCATCCATAGTTGCGTAAGTCCAAGGCATTTTGCAGAACCCACAGGTCATATGCCACAAAATCTCTTTAGTTACTTCTAGCATTCTTACTTCTTATATCTTTTATAGCAGATTTAATAGCATCTTCTGCTAGAACGCTACAGTGTATCTTTACTGGAGGTAAGGCTAACTCTTCTACTATCTCTCTGTTTGATATAGTACTTGCCTCATCCAATGATTTACCCATCACCCACTCTGTAAGTAAGCTACTAGAGGCTATGGCAGAGCCACAACCGTAAGTTTTAAACTTAGCATCAGTAATGATGTCGTCCTCTACCTTAATGGTTAGAAGCATCACATCTCCACAGGCGGGTGCACCTACCATTCCAACTCCTACATTAGGGTCGTTCTTATCTAAAGTACCCACATTGCGTGGGTTCTCATAGTGATCTAATACTTGCTTGCTATATGCCATACTATTCTCCTACGTGGAAGCTCTCTCCGCACCCACACTCGCCTGTTACGTTAGGGTTTACAAATTTAAAACCTTCGCTAAGACCTTCGTATACATACTCTAAAACTGAACCCGTTAAATAAACCATGCTCTTTTCATCAATTACTATAGTTACACCTTGATCGTGTATAACTGTATCCTCATACTCTACATCATATGAGTATTCTAATACATATGCGAGTCCAGTGCATCCTACTGTTTTTACGCCTACTCTAATACCTACGCAGTCTGGCTTTGCTGCCAGTTTGTTGCGTAGGGGTTCGTATGCTGAATCTCCTATAGTTATCATAATTTTTCCAAATTTACGCCATACTGCTTCAAGTGTTGTAGCTTACCCAGTTCATATGCTGGGGCATAGGCACTAAAGCCTCCTGCTACTACATGAGAAAAGAATGTGTCTTCGCTGTCTACATTCTGTACTATGTAAATAGCATAGCAGGGACAGCCATATTTTGCATCATAATCAAAGTTACCCATACCACTTTTACTAGCAAGCCATTCGGGTGTTAATTCTTCCTGAACTATTACTGTACCATGATAGGTTGCAGACCACGCTATCTCCCCGTAGGCGAAGTCTTCTGCTACGCACTCATCGGGAAAATAATTAGGTATTAATCGTTCTTCTTTGTTGTTTGGTCTTTGTGGGACTCCAACTTTCTCAAGAATTGCTCGTACAAACCCAGCTGAGCGAAATAGACGTTTAGAGATGTCTGTAATAGTATCTCCTTCGAGGAAACTTGTACATGCTTCAGATATTTCTGCATCAGTGGCTGGACGACCCCGTAGAGATGACTTACGCTTTTTGGTATATGCTTTTTGTTCATCATGTTCCTCTATAATCTTACTTAGCCTAGTAGTATTATAAGATATATTTAGTATATCACAGGCTTCTTTCTTAGTTATAGCTTTACTGGCAGAGGTTTCTATAGTCTGGGGGCCTAGCTTCAACAGTAGCTTTACTTTCTCTATGTTGTGCGGTGACAGGTTTTCTCCTGACTTTTTCTTCACTGTTCTTGCCATATTCTAGCTCCAATAATAGTTCGCAATAGTGTATAACTTTCTGTATATCTTCTGCACCATTCTTTTGTGAGTGCCTAGTGATATACTTTACTACGTTTCCTTCGATATAACCTAAGTTATTCGCATGAATATACTCGATAGGTTGTATCTTTAAATCTTTATAGTGCTTGCCACCTTCCTGTTTATCCAGTGCTTTCATGTACAAACTCCTTTATCATAGGAAATACGGGGTTAATTGCAACTGCGCAAGCTCTCGCTATATCCATATGTTCCTGTTGTGTACCTTCTGTAGTACGCACATCAATATAGTGCATCCATGAGCGCACTGTACCATTCATATACATTCTAGTCTTTGTTAAACCCTCTGGCATAACAGCTCTAGCCTGTTCTTTAGCTATACCATTTTCTATAGCCCAACTATAGGCAGTAGAAGCTGCAGCAATAACTTTCTTTTGTTGTTGAATCCAATGAGCTTCTAGTAGAGTATCATTAGTTTTTATACTGTTCTGACGATTTGCTGGGTCTTGTAACCGCCCCTCTCTAAGTTCAAAGGGGTATCCCATATCTTCTGGTCGAGCGTATCGTTGACTAAACTCCTGAAAAGAGAATGAACGATGCCGTAGTATCTGCTTCGCAATGTCACGAGTCGTGTTAATCTCTAGTGTAATAGAACACATCTCAAAAGGACTCCAGTGCCTATGTTTCATTAGGTATTTTACTAACTTCTCGGAGGTTTCTGTATTATTCTGGTTACTAGGATTAGATACCCGTGCCATCATTGCAATATCTTCAAGCAAGTCAACACCTGACCTGCATATTAGTTTTACTTCACTCATTTAATTATCCTTTTAATATTAGGGTATATTATACTAAAGTTGAGGATAATTGTCAAGAACTATTTTACTGTCATTTTATTGTCCTGAGATTCGGTTGTCATAGTCGGCTAGTTCTTCGTCCCACCAGTGTGGCTTGTCTCTATACTTCCACGAAGCAAACGTAGCTTTGTCGAGCATATAGAAATTGCGATAAGACTGTATAGGGTTATCATCGTCTTTTAACTCCTCTGTCATTGCCAGGGCAAACTGAGTGAAGCCGGGGTCTTCCATGTGTTTAGGTTCTGGCAAAGCATAGAGCATTGCTAGACTCTTGTGATTACTACCATAACGATAGTGTGCCTCACTACCGAGAGCAAATGCATAGCAGTTTGTCCAGTAGTAGTTTTCTAGAGAAGAACGCACCCATACACAGCTAGGATGATTCTGCATTGTAGGTAGGTATGGAAAAATACGATCTTCCATAGCTAACTCTTTCTGTTCTTTACGGACAGTCTGAAGAACCTTGTTCTCTTCCTTTGTAATCGGACGAGGTACAAAACCGAATAGATGATCTACCCAGAGATTTGTATTGATAAGCTGTGCTGCTTCGAGTATCATCTTGTTGACGTGTTTATCAACGTGGTACTCTGCAGATTTGTCAAGGTCTTTGTCGAGGTAAAAAAGGTTGATTGTAGTTCTCCCGTAAATTGAATGAATATTATACTAGAGTTGGGGAAATTTGTCAAGAACTATTCTTTATCCTGTACGTCAACTGCTGTATCATTTGTTGTTACATTTCTGTAATATACTATAACTTCTCCGAGCTGATTGATATATCTTTTCAGCTCTTGTGTGTTATAAGACATTAGCTCATAATCATCCATACTCATTGCGGTAAATACTAGATCGCCACCATGTTTCTTTTTGATGTCGTCTACAAACTTATCGAAATAGGTATAGCCTTCTGGGTACTGATCTTCTCTACCTAACTTACAGTTCGGCTTCTTAGTTTCAGGGTCTTTTAGACACGCTTCTATTATTTTTGAGTCAGACACTATGTACCACCTAGGTTCTTTCAAACTTAGGGGTCTTGGCATTATGGGTTGTGTTATTTTTATTTGTACAGGCTTGGTGATTATCCGAACCTCTCTAGGTTCAGGTGTTTTCGAGAATAAGCTACAACCATTAATCGTTAAAAGAATAAATGCGCTTACTAATATCTTCGATTTCATTGAATACTGCCTCCGTACTTGCGTTTACCCGCTTCTCTATCAGCCCGGGCTTAGCACTAGCCAGTTTAGATATGTTATGTCTACGAAAGATGTCCAAGTAGTCTGCCATTTCAGTTTCATACTGTTGATTATTAAGCTGCAGAACTGCATTAGCTTGGGTAGTCTTTTCCATGTTTTCTTGGATTGCAGCAATGGCTGCCTGCTGTTCCTGATCACGAAGGTCTTGAGCTATCATTACATTAGCTTGCTCTTCTAGTTTGTTTTTCATAGGTATGACACTATACTGGTAATACATATAACCAGTGATACCCATAGCTGTAATAATCCCTAACAGTATCTTAGACATTTTCCATTCTTACCATTAAGCGTTCTGCACGTCTACCTACTTGCCGATACCAAACAGAATCTCTGCCTTCTATACCTGCTCGCTTCCAGTCCTGTGCATCTAACGCTTTCTTGAAGTTCTT